TGGCAATTCGGCGCCGCGGCTCCACATCAGCATCTCGGCTTGGTAGTGCTGACACTGCGTCGCGATGTGCATTGCCTCGGTATCGTCGGGCTCCGCGCCTTTCCAGAGCAGAACGGACTTCGGGAGGTAGCCCTTCGCAACGAGATCGCTGCGTGCTTGCCATGTTGCAGCCCAGCCCTTTTTGCGCGTTCGCCAAACAAGACCGGGTGCTTCTTGCGCCATTTTCGGTGGCAGCTTGTCCATGAAGATCATCTCCTGGTTGAGTTAGAATGATCCACTATAAGCCCGTTGTGCTTGTCGAGCCACGCTTTAACCGCCGGCCAATAGCGCCTTCCCCCGAATAACGGCTGTTTCTTGGGGAAAGCATATTTGGCTTCCAGCGCGGGCAATATGGATCGCATTTTCTTTTCAGGCACGCCGATGCGGCGGATCAGCTCGGAGTCGAGCAAGTAAAGCTTGTCCTTCTCTCGCTCAAGCGTTTCCATTGCGGGCATCGTCATACTTTAGGTCTTCCTCGGTGTTGAGATTTCGGTTGGCTGATCTGCCGGAGGGATTAGGGGATACTTCCGTTGCGCTTCCCAATGCCCTCGGCACTGAATATCGCACGACGAATAGTAGCCTTGCTCGGTATGACAGGGCCAATCCTCGGCCGGAATCTTCGCCAGGTCTTGACGCTCGATCTCATCGATGCCGCGAAACGGACAGTCCTTGCACATCTTGCGAGCGCGGCGCATGTCACTCATTGCACCCACCTTCCACATCACTTGTGATGCGCTCGAACTCGATCCGGGTGACTGTGCTGTCTGGAATGCACCCCTTGTGGCCCTTGCAGAAGAACTCGACGAAATCGGGCGTCCGCATCTTTGGGAAGCCTTCCCGTTGACATTCCCGCGCGCCATAGGCCGGCTCATCTAGCATCCGGCGTAATGGTTCTCTGCGAACGTGCTTCACTCGGATCGCACCGAGCGATTTTATCTTCTCGCCCTTCTTCAGGCCCATTGCCTTCTCGACGGCATTCAGCACATCGCCTTCCTTGGCGTTAAGCCAGCCCATGCGCCGTGTCACGTCCTTGCTGCCGTCAAGGAATTGATCTTTCGTCATCGAAAATGAGATGTTACGAGGCATCGGTGGATTCCTGGGGAGAGCGCCGACCCTCTCCGCGTTTGAAGTTATCGAACTGAGCAACAAAATGATGCTCTAAGATCAAGGCGGAAGGCACGTCAAAGACGTTGCACATATCGAGGCACCCCTGACACGGATTGGTATCGGTGCAGCCGTTCTCATCTTCCGCGCCACAGTAGGACGCTAAAACTAAAACCTTGCTCATGGTGTCTTTCCCACCTGCGAAGCCACCAGTTGAGCGGTCTTCTTCTTTTCTTTCGCCTCGTAATACTTGCAGGCCGGATAATCAGCCTTCACTGCCGCTCCGTATTCGCCGGCCAGTTTCTTGAACATCTGACACTGAGCGGTTCGATATGTCTTGCGAACGAAGTTCTGGATTTTCTCATTCCAGCTTTCGTTCTGGCTCTGGCGGTACAGGCCGCGAAACTTGCAATCGCCGCATGTCTTCCCAAACGGACCCGTGCCAGCGAAGAAGGCCATGCCAGGGATCGCATCGTCAGTACTCGGAACGCCATCCAACTTGGTCATGTAGTCCATGGCAAAAGTCCCTTCTGATGTCGAAGATTTCCGGCCTCGGCCAATTCCTGATGTCCTTCCGCTAGAATGCGCTTTACCTCAGCGCGCGCTTCCGCATTTGTCGGCTCGCGACCGAGCTTCTGAGCAAGCGCTTCCCATATGGTCGGTTTTCTAGTCATGGCTGGTTCGGGCGCGTCACCAGTGATGCGGTCATGGTCCGCATCGGCACTTCATGAGCGGCCGTTTCAAAATCCTCAGCCCACTGCCTAAGAAGATCGATGTCGAGCTTCCGATAACCAACCGCGTGCAATCTTCGAGCAGCGCAATTGATTTCATCTAACGTTGTTTCATCGGAATGCTCGTCGTCCCATCCATACCAAATAAGGCGAGCTAGCTCGTCAATTTCCGATTCAACTGGCATGATCTAACGTTCCCATGATGCCCCTCCCGATGATCTCAGCGATTTGCGGAATGATGGAATTTCCGAGAGCTCTCCTGCGGTCCACCCAATTGGGTAGCCCATCATCCGCTCCCAATCTTCTGGGTGCAAAATCTTGAGACTGTGCAAACTCGGCCGCCATTTCCCGACCCGGCCCATGCCACCACCCCTGCAGCTCCCGTACGAGCTCGCAGTCGGCGTGGGCAACAACGAAGACGCGGGATCTTTCGTGCGGCGCGCCCATATCACTGGCTCGCACTCGAAACGGCATAGAGGCATATCCCGCGGACCACAGGAGGCTCCGCAGTTCGGGCACCCAGCGGCGCCAAGTGTGCCCGACGTTTTCGATAACAATCCAATCAGGTCGTAAAGCAGGCTGCTCCGATCGCCGCTCAAGCCTTTCCGCTTGCCACTCACCGACAAGTCCTGACAGGGGAATCCCCCGCAAAGCACGAACGTCTCCGTGGATTGGAATACCGGGCCAGTGCTTGGTGAGTATGCCTCGGCAGAAGGGATCGATCTCGCAGAACGCGACGGTTCGCATTCCGGCTCGTTCGAGCCCGAGGCTGAAGCCGCCGATACCGGAAAAAAGGTCGAGGACATTCACTCGCCCCTCTCTTGTACTCTGGCCCCAAGTCCATTCAAGGCAGCAGAGATTTCCCTGACCAGCCACTCTCGTTGCGCTTTGTGGAGCGCCATCGACTCGTGCTCGAAACGGCGCACCAGGGCGACAGCTCGGGCTTCCATCATTTCCTTGGTACAGCCCAAGCCGCATCCGCCGTTGCAATTGGGATAGGAGGAGCACTCGGCGCCGTGGAATGGGCGCTTAGGGGCGGCAGTCGCCAGGTGCTGCAATGCTTCAGTGAAATCGAGCGTGAAAAACATGCGGTCTTCCACAAGCCACGAAGCCTGCACGGTGCCATCTGAATGGAAGACCTGTTGCGCCGGTTGCAATTGTTCAATGAAGTTCTGAACGGCTTCCTTCCAATCGACGGGCTGCACCGTCTCCTCAGAGAGGTGAGGGACCGGGGCGGCGTAGAGGGGGCGGACTTCGTAGTCTTTCTCTCTCCAAAAATTTAGCGTTTCAGGATCGCCATCAATCTCCGTCCAAAACGATGGGAAAACGAATAGCGGGCGCTTTTGCCACGCGACGGGTTCTGACGAGCACGTTACCGAATGGGCAGGGCGGTCTCCCTGCATTGTGTCCTCGGGCCTCTCAGCGTCCTGAGCTAACCCGCGATCGTTGCTTCCCTGCATTTGCGCAGGCACATTCGCGGCTAAGCCGCCGTCAGAATAGCGCTGCCCCATCTTCCGCAGCGTCGTAACCGTATCCCCGATGGCCATGATCTCGGCCTGGGTGATTTCGAGGTCGCGGGAAGGTGAGATGGGAGTGAACATCTCATCGAACTTGGCGGGATCGAACCAGCGCCAGAACTCGCCATCTGTTGCGGTGGCGTAGTGCCCGATCTTGTCGTCCGGCAGTGGTCGCGATTTGTATCGTGCGATCAGCCATATCGGCATCGTCGAGATGCGGTCGAACAGCCACGCTTCGATGTATTCAGGGCGCCGCATGTGCGTCGCGCCTTCTGGCATAGCTGGTGCCTGCGGTAAGGTGCCAGACAGCAACTGCTTCCCGCCTTGGGCATTCAACTCAGCAGCTTCGTTCGTCTCAAGCTGCGGCCTATTCATGTCATTTTTCATTGTCAGAAAATCCTCTGCCATGCCATTAAGACCGCGGCGATAAATGCTGGAAGCGGCCACGCGCTTTGTACGATCTCGAGCATCATCGACCCTGCGCAAGAGCGAACTCGCCGAAGTACAATAGAAATGGAATGACCCGAGCGAAGGGAGAGACAAGCAAGATCGCGGTGAGGGGAATAAGGGCGGCCGTTACAAGGATCGTGCGGGCCATGGTTATCTCCGGGTGGCCGCTTTGGGCACGGCTCGGACAAATCTCGAACACATGAATTGCAGAACGTTCATTGCCTTGAACAACTCTTCTTCTCGACCGATGAACGAGTCCGGCTGTTCGTTTGACAGTTGAATTAGCCAGTTGCAGTCAAATGCCAAGGACGAGAGAACCGCGTCGGTGTCGGAGGGTTCTTCGCTCAAGATAATCGTGGTCATGCCATGCACTCCCGGACTGCGTTCAATTGCTCTCTGAAAATCAAATCAGCCTCGATCTCGAGGATCCGCCTCAGGCGCTCAGCCGGCTTAAGTGGCCAAAGCAATTTCCAATGGCGCCAGAGCTCGTCGGCGAGTTGATCGCTGGTCATGACGCCCTCAGAAAGCTACGGGCGGCGCGCGTGCCGATGACCTGCTCAACCCACGAGTACCGCTCGTAAGAAACGGGCTCGTCATCCATGGCCCATTCGGTGATGACGCACTCGGCGACATCACGAGTCACATCCCGCCATGATGGCGCCTCACGAACCTCGATCACGTTCTCAATCTGGCCGGTTGCGATATCGGAAATAGTGTCCTGCCAAGACATGCTGGCAGGGTCGCGCTCGACCCAGGAGCGGCCGATGTTGGAACCGTGATCGACTAGGACGAAGTAAGTGCTGGATGCGTTCATTGGGAGGAGCCCCCGTGATTGGCCGTTTCGGCAGCCAGGCGCTCACTGACGTACCCAAGCACGCGCTGACGGGCGGCCTCGGTAAGTGGCCTGAGAAGAGCCAAGCAGCCCTCCATGGCCTTAAGTTCTGGGTCTTTGGACTTCGGCATGTTTGCGATCTCCGACCTGACTTCGCGATAATCGCAAAGATCGAAGAGTCTGTCAATCTAAAATCGCGACTTTCGCAAATTTAGTTTTGATCAAAAAAATCCCGGCATTTCGCCGGGACGGAACAAACTGCCTAACTAACTATATTATCTATAAAAGTTTGCGACAGTAACGTGACATGTCTGCCAGTCTGACTTCTTGAGAGTGAATGTCTTTTTGGGATTGTGCTGCATAACGTGCCAAAGGTCCGCCGACTCTCTTACGAGTCTTTTGATGCAGACCAGCACCGTTGCGTCCGCAGCGATCCCGCGAAAGACACATATATCATTGGGTCGTGGCGGCAGATTCGGGTTCACGAGTGAGGTAGAGCCGGCCTCAACTGCCGGTGACATCGAATCACCAGTAATAATGATGCCGTATCCATCGCGAACTCGAGATAATGAAACAGGACGTGAAATCCAATCAACAGGTTCACTGGTAAGTACCATTGCGCCCTTGCCACCCTGCGCAACGCCAAAAACCGGCAAATCGCGCGATTCCCCGATCAGAGATGCCCTTTGAACTGTAAGATCTTGGGCGGTGATTTGTTCACTACCGGACATTACAGTGGCATCTTTCTGGCGCGCAACTAAATTTTGCCTGTTCCCTCTAATAAAATTTAAGGGTGAGTTCTCCAGGCCGGGCGGTGGACTACCAAAGAACGAGCCGATTCCCATCAGCTCTTCAAACGAAATCTCTCGCGCCTCCTTATTGGCGTCTAGATTCGTCATTCGCGTGATTGCATCGCTTCTCACGCCGAGATGTTTAGCTAGTTCCGAGCGGGAACCGTGACCACGCCGTTTTAACTGCTCCACTAGCCATTGGCGTTGAAGCTCGCGAATCTCCCGCAACTCAGCGGATATTTTTGCCAAATCGTCCATAGCCCCCTTTTCCGTCTACGTATCTTTACGGGCATAGTCTGTTCTAGGTTGGCCAAAAATATCTATCGCGACTTTCGCGAAAATAGTTCTTGCGTTCAATCGCGAACTTTGCGATATTCGCAAGTATGAAATCTCTAGTCAACATGGACCCGGCTCGAACGATCATAGAAATGATCGGCGGAGTCGATGTGACATCTAGGATCACTGGGAAGCACATTTCTCGGGTCTATCGCTGGATGTATCCGCATGAGCGCGGCGGAACTGGTGGAACTATACCACAACCAGAGGCTCTTAAACTGCTCGATTACGCCCGTGAGCACGCCATTCCCCTTACCAGCGACGATTTCATGCAGAAGCCGGCCCCGGCACAAGAGGGGGCCTCGGCGTGACCCTTTGGCAGCTCTTCATGTGCTGGATGATCCTCAACGAACTATTCGTGCTGTGGGTGATGCCATGAGCAGGCACTTTGGCAATCCGACGAGCGGGCTGGTACCAGCGACACGGCAACCAGCCCGCTATCTTGGCGCTACGCAAAACACGGGCGCCGAAATTATCCAGTTCTCCCAGGTGAGGAATGCGACACGTCCCCACCCAACTAGCGGGCTAACCACCCGCGATTTTCTTTCCGTGCCCGGTGCCCCCTATGTCGTGCGCCGGCCGTGGCTGCAGATGGCTATCGACATTGCGGCTGTGTTGAGTGCCGCGCTGTTCGTGCTCGTCACGGGACTCGGCATCGTGGCGGCCGGCATCATTCTTCTGACGGCTCTCTAGCCAACGGAGAACATTCGCGGCGTGAGCTGAGAGTTCGATCCAAGTGTCCGTGCGTTCGCAGCACATTCTGTAAAAATCCCAAATCAAGGGTGGCGTTCATGAGTTGGTTATCCGAGCCAATCGTTGGGACCTCTAGGAGAACACTCCCAATTTCGCTGGGAGGTGAACAATGAGCCCAGATAAAGCATTGAGAGAACTGTCAGAGCCATGGCCTTCCGGAGAGCGCGTTAAGGCTGCAATTGCTCGTGCAGCCAAACTATCGGGGCTCTCTTATTGGAGGTGCTTCGATATTTGGTATCGCAAGGCCCGAAGCGTTGAGACGTTTGAAATCACGGCGATCGCCGACGCGCTTGAAAGAAAGCGCGAGCTGGAGGCCAGGAATGAACTTGCTGAGTTACGGCGGAGATTGGCAGCGCTCGAGACGCGCATGCAATCGACGGACGAGGACTTTTATCGCCCGCAAATTGGTTTCTTTCGCGGGTCGGCTTGCGCGTCTAGCTGAACTGATCGCGCCTTGGATCTCAGGGGGGAATGAATGACACACGATACCGCACAGCACATCCACGATCCGGATCCCCCCCGGACTCACCTCGTCTCCAATCCAACGAAGTGGCTCTCCGAGCATGACACCATGCTCAAGGAGATGGTGGAAGAGAAGAAACATTCATATGCGTTCATCGCCAAAGAGATTAACGCCGCTCACGGTACGAGCTATTCCCGCAATTCCGTCATTGGCCGCGCAAATCGGTTAGCGCTGAATAATACGCGCCCTGATCAGAATAGCAGGCCGCTAGGACGAAACCGGCCGAAGCTGCGGATCATTAAGGCCAACGGCAATTCTGATCGTCTGAAGGTCACCCAATCGGTTCAAACCGATTTGCCGACGCTGCGGGTCATTCCCTTGCAGCCGTTGAACTATACGCTGGCCGACCTTCCGGAGAGTGGATGCCGCTATATCGCTGGTGACGACTTCCTTTATTGCGGCCATCCTAGGCGGAAGGATTCCAGCTTTTGCACCGGACATCATCAGATTGTCTGGCTCCCTCCGACTGAGCGCAATGCGCGATCGAGGGGGTTCCGCTGATGGCCAATGCTCACGTCCTTGCCGCGTGCAAGGAAAACAAAGTCTCGCTTGAAGACTTCTTCGGCCCACTTCGTTCCCGGCGCATCCTCGCTGCCCGTCGCGCAGCCATCCTTCGCCTGCGCTCGCTAGGGCTCAGCTATCGAGCCTGCGGGCGCATCATTGGACGCGATCACACAATGGTTCGCTATTGGATGCGTGACGAGGTGCGAGAACAAAAACGAAAGACGATGCTGGCACGCAAACATTGGCAGAAGAAGTTAATGGAGATGGAAGTCGCCGCATGACCATCTTGCACATTATCGCCACCATCTGCTCGCTCTCCGACCCCTCGCAATGTAGGGAGCAGGAAGTCACAAACGACCAATTCGCTGATGTCTCAATGCAGACTTGTATGTTGGGCTCGCCGGCATTGGCTGAGTGGATGGCGAGCCATCCCGGTTATCGGCTGATGAAGTGGTCGTGTCAGTTGGGGGAGAGGAAAATCGCGTCATGACGACCCTTCATCACATCTCCCAACTAGGCCCAGCTTTCTTATCAACTCCCTTCCGCCGCTACCCGCTCGGCCCGCAAGCCGCGTATATCCACGCATGCTGTCTTGCTGGGAAGCTAATGAAGGCGGGGATCATCGATCTATACGCGCCGATCGTCCATGGGTTTGGAATCGCGAAGTACGGCGATATCGATCCGTTCGACAATGACTTCTGGCTCAGAGCCTATCGCGGCCAGCTCGAGCGTGCCGCTGTTCTCCTAGTTGGGAAGCTGCCCGGATACATGGATAGCGACGGCATTCGCGAGGAGATCAACTGTTTTGAACTCGCCGGCAAGCCCGTATTCGAGGTGTGCCCGGAGACATTGGAAGTGAGGGCGGCATGACCACTACAACCCACGCCAACCTCTGCTTCATCACAGCCCCGACCCCCGGGGAGATCTTGCTCAACATCACAATCCCGGTCGGGGAGGTGGTGTTTGACGAGAACGGCTTCGCGCGGATCGCGATCTCGCGGGATCACCTGGCCGGGATTGTGCTGAACGCGGTGCCGTTGCTGGTGAGGGAGGGGAAATGAACTTCCACTGGTCCGCTCCCCCAACCCAGGTTCGCAACGACATCTTCGGTCGGCTGCAGGAAATACGTCTCGCCTGGAAGCTCACTGCAACCGAAGTCGGCAATCGTATTGGCGTGAGAGCCGAGACATTGCGCCGCTGGGAAAGAGGAACCTCAACTCCGCAGCTCTATCAGTTGATCACGTGGTGTGGAGTTCTTGGGTACGAATTATCAATTTGGCCGAAGGGGCAAGCACAATGAGCATTATTATGGGCATAGATCCCGGCATCTCCGGAGCGATCGCCTTCTACTTCCCCGTCGTTCCCAGCCGCATCGCGGTTGACGATGTTCCGGTTGCTGGCGGCGAAATCAATGTGGCTGAACTGGCGCGCCTGGTGCGGATCCATCGCCCGACGCTTGCCGTGATCGAGCGGGTCGGCGCCATGCCGGGCCAGGGTGTCGTCTCGATGTTCAATTTCGGCCGATCCTATGGCGACGTACGCGGCGTAATAGGCGCCATGGATATTCCGCTTCACTTCGTGACCCCGCAGAAGTGGAAGAAGCACTTCGGCCTTTCATCCGACAAGGACGAATGCAGGTTGCGAGCTATCCGCATGTTCCCGAGCGCGGCCGAGAGCTTCAAACTCAAGAAACACGACGGACGAGCCGAGGCCGCCTTGATTGCGCTCTACGGCGCGGAAGTCTTGATGAATAGGAACGCGGCATGAAGCTTGAACGCCATAGCCCATCGTCACTCAATCTATTCTGCGCCAGCCCGAGCATGTTCGTACTCGAGCGCATTCTCGGCGTGCGCCAGCCTGTCGGCTCTCCAGCCCACCGCGGAACGGCGGTTGAGGATGGCGTGACGCATGGCCTTATGAACCTGATGGCCAGTGTCGAAGACTGCACCGCTGTTGCGATCAAGAAATACGACACGATCTCGGCTCTATCTGGCGATAAGCGGCGGGAGGATTACCGGGTTACGATTCCAGAGATGGTCAAAACGGCCCTGGAAGAACTCCGGCCATACGGAACGCCGTCGCGCTGCCAAGGCTTCGTGGAATGGCGCCCAGATGGGTTGGCCTCTCCGATCGTCGGATACTTCGACTATGAGTGGGAACAGCATGGCGTGCTGGTTGATCTCAAGACAACAGAAAAGCTGCCGTCATCCATCAAGATCCCTCACGCACGCCAAGTTGCGCTCTATACTCAGTCTGACAACGTGGATGCACGTCTTACCTACGCCACACCCAAGAAACGGGCGACTTACCGACTTGAAAATGTTCGTGAGCACCGAAACGCGCTGCATCAGATAGCGCTGCGGCTTGAGCGATTTCTTTCATTGTCCGATGATCCTGAGTTCTTCACATCAATTACCGCGCCAGACTACGAGAGTTTTTACTGGGGTGGTCCCGCGCGGCAGATCGGATTCGAACGCTGGAGGTTCTAGCGTCGATTGGCATGCCGCCTGCCTGAATGGCGGCTTTAGTGACCGAAGGAGAACCCAGATGGGTCTCGGATTATCTACAGGTGGAACGAGTGGCGGAGATATCCAGCCATATATCAACTACGATGCCAAGGCCGGCCGTATGTTCCGTGTCGATCGCTCGCAGGGCGCCGATGGAACGTGGCAAACGGACAAGATCGAGATCACCAACACAGTCCAGATGGTTGTGGATCTCGCCAACATTCGCGTTGGCTGGATCAACTACACGACTCAGGGTCCAGTGCGTCGGCTCGTTACTCTCGGGAAAGAGCCGATCCCGCCGCGCCCTGAAGACAAGAATGCCGAAGGCAAGCCCGCATTCAAGCAGGGGTTTGAGGTCAACCTTTTGCTGGACAAGGCGAGCGGTGGCGGCGGTCCGCGCGTGTTCGGGTCGGCAGCGGGTTGCGTGATCGAAGCCATGGACATGCTGCATGATGCTTTCACCGCGGCTACTGAGAGCAAGTCCGGTAAGCTCCCGGTGGTCAAGGTCGCCAGCGTACAACCTGTCAAATCCGGTCAGTCCACGAACTACAAGCCGACCTTTGCCATCGTGAACTGGATCGATCGGCCGGCGTCTCTGACTGTTGGCGATGCCCCTAAGACCGCCGCCGCCTCTGCACCGACCACGGGATCTACGATTGTTCCTCCCCCGGCACCGCAGCAGACCGCGGCTGCTGACGCGAACAGCTTCGGTTAGTCGGTTCGGCGACGGACTGAAGCATCACGACTACGACCGGGCCCGCTGCGGCCCGGTCACCCTACAAGGCATCACAGTAGAGTTCCAGTTGAGTAGAGGAGATTTCAATGGGCAGGAAATATGAACGCCGTGGTTCAGCCGATCTTTGCGCCGGATGTCGAGGCAATGGCCCGGCATGTAGAACACCTGTTCGGTGGGTATCTTGACGGCTGTCACGACGGCCTGATCGAGCTTTCTTGGACTGATACCAAGCCTGACAGTGCGGGGCGCTATCGGCTGGCGCACGCACGGCTGTTCGGCACCGACAAGCTGGACGAGCTCGTTGACGAGGCTGCGCGCCTCAATTCCCAGTCGATGTGCAATGTCTATATCGGGGCTGCGCTTCGCAAGCCAGGCACGGCCCCGTTTGGCCGCACCCAGGATTCCGATGCATATGCCCTGACGGCGGCCTATGTGGATCTTGATGACGCGGGGGCCGCTACGTCTGCCAAAGACATATACGGTAAGGCCAAGCCTACCTTTATTGTAGTGACCGGCCGAGCTCCGCACACTCGAGCGCAGATGTGGTGGAAGCTGGACGAACCTCTAACTGATCCCACGCTTTGGCCTTCATTATTGCGCGGCATGGCCGCCGCCATGAAAGGCGATAGCACCGTGACCAATCCCGCCCGCGTCATGCGGCTGGCTGGGTCTATCGCATGGCCCGTCAAAGAAGGCCGCAACACCGAGCTCACCGACATCGGAAAACTAATAGAGCCGGGACAAAGCGTGTACGCCTACGGTCATATGGCAGCGCTATTCCCGCCCGTCGCGTCGCTTGCAAGTGCCCCAACTGCGCCCGTGGCGATGACATCCAATGGGCTTGGGCTGGCCGATAAAATTTCAGATGGCCGTGAGGGTTATATGACCCGTACCATTGCGGCCTGTCTGCTCGAGTTCATCGGGACGACGGGCGCAGCTCCGACCGCTCAAGAGTTGGTTGAGGTTGCATGGCCACAATACGAACGGCACGTGGACTTCAGCCGCGCCGGCCGCGGCGCCGACGAGTTCGCTGAAAAGTGCACCTATACGGTCAACCGCTTCCATCGCGGCGAAATCCGCGGTTTGGAAAATCTGGATAAAGCAGTCGAGGTATACCGAAACAAGGCGCAAGCCAAAGCCACATCCGGCGCTGTCGCCCCTCTCCAGGAAGCGGCACACGATGACGATGGGCCGTTTCAGGCATCCAGCCTCTCAGGCACTCCGCCGGAGCGGGAATGGCTGGTGCCAGAATGGATCCCTGCCAATACGGTTTCATCTATTTACGGTGATGGTGGTGTCGGCAAAACGCTCATTGCTCAGCAGCTCATCTATGCGGCTGCGTTGGGTGGAGAATGGCTTGGCCTGGCGATCCCGAAATGTAAGGCCCTTGGAGTATTTTGTGAGGACGATAAGGACGAACTCCATCGCCGCCACGAAAGCATCAAGCAAGCCATGGGCATTACGATCGGCAATCCCTTTGAGGATGCTCTTCTGTGGCCAAGAGTGGGTTTTGACAATCTTCTGGTGACATTCGATCGCGAGTCAAAGCCGACGATGTCGGTGCTGTTTGAACGGACGATGAAGGCGGTTCTAGAGAACCGTATCGGTTTGTTGGTACTGGATACGGCGGCCGACCTATTTGGCGGCAACGAAGTGATCCGAGGTCAGGTCAATTACTTCATCAAGGCGGTTTGCGGATCCTATATCCGGCGCGCGAAGGAGCTCGGTTTTGGTTTGACGGTAGTCATTCTGGCTCATCCATCCCAGGCGGGTCGTAACAGCGGTACGGGAGAGAGCGGTTCGACAGGTTGGAGTAATGCAGTTCGGTCAAGGTTGTACCTGACCAAGCCAGAAACAGGTCTGCCAGAGCAGCGCATATTGACACGAAAAAAGTCAAATTATTCGGCTGCTGGCGATGACGTGAAGCTCGAATTGATGTGGTTCAAGGGTGCAATCGTCAGGCAGGCAGATGCCGAAAAAGCCGACGACGGGACGGCCATCAAAAGCGCAGTCAATCAGATCTTGAGGAAGGTTCACGAAGCCTTTGAAGGCGGACAACCATACGGAGCTAATGCAGGTTACAACAACTTTATCGGGAAGCGCATTCCGGAGGAAATGCCCCACATTGACCGCCGAATTATCGGCGCGGCGCTCGACCAAATCCGCCAAGGACAGATGATTTTGACTGCCAAAACATCGTCCGGAGATCGTCGGGGGTTTCGTCTGTCGGACGATGTCAAAATGGAGTTAGGTCTTTGATAAATATCATCTTTCCAAGAGATCGTCCGAACTTCCGAGATCGTCCGGACGATGTCATTTCTTCGGACGATCTATCGCCAATGAAATCAATAGGTTGGACGATCCTGACGATGTCGTCCCCCTAAAGGGGGCGCTATTTAACGCGCCACAGGGGCGCAAGGTGGAGAAAAGGGGATGGCAAAAATTAAACCGGTAGACACCCGCCCGCTTGGCGACGAACGGTCATGGGCTCGCACTCACGGTATGTACATCACGGGCCGCTCCTACATCGATGGCGCCGACGAGACGGCGTGCGCGATGGAGGGGAAGTGGGGAGCTGACCGCCTCCGACTTTTGGTCAGCTCAGAGCTCCGTGAAAAGTTCGACCGTCAGCGCTACCTGCTCAACCAGGCGATCTGGCATGGCGACCTCGAGGCGGTGCGCCGGGAGTCCGGTCGCATGGTCAACGCCTGGACCGTGCTTGATCGCGTCGCGACTGAAGCGGGTGCTCAGCCGCTTATGGCGGCCGTGTGGGAGGTTGGGCTGGCTGACGGCTCCGTGGCTGCTGTCGTGCCGGACAACGCACGGGCGGCGCTCGTAAGGGCAGAGGGGCGGCAGGTCGCGGTCTACACGCTGGAGGAAATCGGGAGGTTGCTATCGGCCTATCCGCAACTGGCCGAAGCCAAGCTTGTCTTCCCGGGAGCAGAGATCACCGAAATCAGATCGCGTTCGATTGAAGATCCGCTGGACGCGATCTGGGACAGCAAAGCGGATCTTGACGATCCAATTGATGACGTAGGCTAGGGGCAACCATGACCACGACAGCATCACCACCGCGGCGCCGCAAAGCGCAACCATTCAATCCAGCCCACGATCGACAGGCGAGGGATTTGCTCAGGAATGCGCAAGTCGCCGCGGTCGAGGTTGACGACCCAATGGCACTCGACCCAGGCGACAAGATCGTTGTTCTACGTTCTACCCGCGACGACCCGCTGGCTGAAATGCTGGCACGGGGTCAGATTACCGAATGTGATTTCGCCGCCGGGAGGCATTGGCAACGGGCGTACGAGGGCTCTGAGATCGGAGGGGTATGTGGGATCGATCCAACCAAGGAAGCCGTGGATGGAGGGCGCATGAAGGATCCCATTTCCGAGCGCCGCGACCAAGCGGGGAGGGAGCTGAAGCTGGCTCGGGATAAGCTGAAGGCCTCTAACTGGTTGGTAGTTGCTGTGCTTGGGACTCGCAAAGCCTTGGTTGACGTGGCGAGGGAAACGGCACCTCCGGGCGGCTTTGAGCGCGTCTACAAGGCCCTCCGGCTTGAATTTCATGCCGCATTGGAGACCCTAGCCATGGTGTTTGGATATACCAGCAAGACCAGGGCTTGACACGTACGACCAAATGCACTACAAAGGGCATGCTTCGCAAGAATTATTAGCCGCCCCGGGGAAACCTGTCGGGCGGCTTTCGTTTGCGCGGCCTCAAGCAACCCAGCGGGCCACATCCCCTGCATGTTCGGCCGATTACGTGCCGCGAGCCCCTACCTGCTGAGTGCCGCGCAAAACCAGTTATACTAGAATCGCGAGAACAGTATAGATGCCCATCCTGTTGTTTCTTGGCTTGATTGTGGGAAGTAGATTGCTGGTCTGGTTCTGGAACGAGAGCTTTCGCGGGAGATGCTTTTGATGGGCGATTTGGTCTACGGGGTGGATTTCCGAAACAAGAAACGGTTTACGCCCGTCAAAGCTCCGATCGACACCCAACTCGGGATTATTGCCAAGGGCTTGAGCCTCGATTGCCCTCCTGAGGTTCTTCTGACGATTTACGAATCCAGCCTTGGCTATCTCTCTCCCGATAAGGAGCCGGCATGAGCGCCACTAAGCTTGCTGACGAATACGATGCGATTCGCCAGCGGCTAGCCGAGATCGAGCGCGACAAGACCGCAGCTCTCAACGCCGAGCAGCCCAAGGTGCAGCCGGATTACAGCGGGCTGTATGGCCTTGGCGGCTATCATGCGGACGATTACGATCCTGCTTGACCCCATCCCAACTGAACTGGTTCGCCGCAAGATTGGCGGTCGCTGTCTACGATACCCGAATGGAAACCCGAGAGATGCTCATCCACGATATGCGGGAAGCGCTCAAGGACATTCCCGGTTATGAAGATCTAGAAATCGAATACGAGCCGAACGGGCACCAGAAGCTTCACATCGACGGGAAGGTTCTGGAAGTTGGTCCGATGGCGAGCAACGCTGAAATCCGCGCCGCCTTACAGAATCCATTCATTCGCACCGAGAACACGAAGATCATGAGCATTTCGGGATACGAGCCTGGCTCGATCAAGGCCAAGCTGGAGGCGCTGAAGGTCGCCGGCAAGCAGCGCCGCGATGCTGCCTTGGCCAAGCTGGACGACGCCGGCAAGAAGCACGAAGCGGTCAGTGCCGAGATCGAGACGATCGCAAAGCAGATTGAAAAAGAAGCGGACGATGCCATTCAGGAGTTCGCTCAGTTCACGAATGGAGCTCCAGCATGAGCGATGACGACCAAATCCGACAACACCAAAAACTAGCACGAGGCGAAAACATCATGGACGGATATACCTGTGATTCCCCCTTCAAGTCCGGGGTGGACCACGACAACGACGGGGCGAGCAGGAAGCGCGCGCTCAAGGACGGCAAGCGCAGCCACGACGGGGTTACCCGTCATCCGGATCATGGCCCGCACGACATGGGCGTGCCGAATCCGCGGACGGATTAATCACACGTCGTGCGATGGCTAAATTAGAGGCAGGTAGACCTAAGACGGGCGGCAGGCAAAAGGGCACGCCGAACAAGACTACTGCGCTGCTCAAGGATGCGATCCTTAAGGCGGCCACTGATGCGGGTGACGGAGATATGGCGGCATATCTCACCACTCAGGCAAAAGCGAACCCTGGGCCGTTTATGGCCCTTCTAGGCAAGGTTCTGCCCATGCAGGTCGTGGGCACTGGCGAGGAAGGCGAGATTATCCTGCGGTGGCAAAAGTAATCGAGATTCCGTACAAGCCCCGCCCTCAATTCGATTCCTATCACGATCGCACCGAGCGCTTTGCCAAGATTGTTGCCCACCGCCGCTTTGGTAAAACGGTTGGGTGCATCAACGACAAAATACGGGCTGCGCTGACGATCGATTGCAGCGGGCGCGAGGGCAGGCCACCGAGGTTTGCGTATATCGCTCCAACGTATGCTCAGGCGAAGGATGTTGCTTGGGGATATTTGAAATACTACTCTGCGCCAATTCCGGGGATTGATGTCAGTGAATCAGAGCTTCGTGTGGAATATCCAAATGGCGCTAGGATACGCCTGTATGGTGCTGATAATTATGATCGCCTTCGCGGACTCTATCATGATGGGGTTACCATCGACGAGCCGGCGCAAATGGACCCGCGTGCTTGGCCGGAGGTTATCAGACCTACTTTGTCTGATTATGCCGGTTGGGCTACTTTCATCGGCACTCCTGCTGGTCGTGATTGGTTTTACAAAATAGACCGCCGCGAAGATGGTTCTCTGGCTGACGGTTGGTTTCGTAGAACTCTCAAAGCTTCTGAAACGGGCATTATCTCGCCTGAAGAGCTAACCAGCCTCCGGGCCGGGATGAGCGAAGATCAATTCGCTCGCGAGTTCGAGTGCTCATTTGATGCGGCAATTGTGGGCGCATATTTCGCCAGTCTCATGTCCGAGGCTGCGCAAGAAAAGCGCATCACTGAAGTTGCCAGAGACCCGCTGCTTCAGATTCGCATCTTCATTGACATCGGTGGTGCCGGCGCAAAAGCTGATGCGTTCTCGATGTGGGTTACGCAATGGGTTGGTCAGAAGATCAACATCATTGATTATTATGAGTCGGTTGGGCAAGTGCTCAGCTATCACGTCAATTGGTTGCGTTCCAAGAAATACCAGAATGCGACGCTGTACCTGCCGCACGATGGTGCTCACACCAACAACGTGACCGGACATACTTACGCTGATCACCTGTATCAGGCCGGGTTCAACGTTGAAGTGGTGATGAACCAGGGCAAGGGCGCTGCGATGATGCGCATTGAGGCGCTGAGGCGGTTGTTGCCGCGGTGCTGGTTCAATGAGGCAACAACAGGGCCTGGCCGAGAAGCGCTGGTTCACTACCATGAGAAGCGGGATGAAACCCGTTTGGTTGGATTAGGCCCTGAACATAATTGGGCTTCGCATGCGTCAGATGCGCTGGGGCTGATGGCCATTTGCTACGAGCCGCAGGCGCCGGATTCGATCAACGATTTGTGGGGCGACATGGATTACCGAAGTGCGTCGCGCTCGCAGGTGACGGGGTATTGAGATGAACTATGTCCCTATTTTTGACCGTGAAAAGTTTATCGTGCTTGACGCATTATTGGAGGCTACAGTTTCATGCTCTGGGCTGGAAATCACGATCCAGTGCAACGATCATGACGTGAAAGACAGTTTGATGGACTTTCTGACGGGGCAGGAGCTAACATCCCGGCGGTGATAATCGCCGTCGCCAGACGCGGGCCTTGGAAACGAGGCTCGCGTCGTTTATTTCAGTAAGTTCAGCCAATCAAATATCAGTTCGCTTTCACTTGGTCAGGCCATCCAGGAAATGAGGCATGATGAGCGATCCTAAACATGTTGGATTGTGCGATATCCGGATATGGCCGAAATATAACGGCAGGGATGTTACCATTGTCTACACGGTAGAGGGCAAGGGGGATCATCCAGATGATAGGGTCGATGTCTTTGCAATTGATATGTCGCCCTCTGAGGCCATTGCTTTCGCGGGATTATTGAAAATAGCCGCAGAGTGCGAAAAAGACGATGTGAGTCTTGTGATGCAAACCATTGTCATTCGTCAGACGGCATGTGTAGGCGAGATAAGAGAATTGATTGAGGACTATCACAGCGAAGGCGATAGGAATGGCGCTAGCTGAGAGTCCAGAAGATGCGCTGATCCGCGAGGAGATGCTTTCAAACATCCTCGGCCTCGTTGATCCCGCATGCCGGGATGTTCTTATCAAGTTTGGAAGTGGCCGTATTTCGGAAAAAAGAGCCGCCGTCTCCCTGCATGTCGCAGCACGGCGCGCTCGGATCGTATTGGGAATAACTGGATTAAATGACCCGCCTAGCCGATGTCTACCGCGAAGACGCTAGTTACGCCCAATCCCAGCACGAAGCCCAACGCCGCGTGTCTGCCTCGGACGAATACCTTAGAAAGCTCCGCTATCAGATGATCTTGGATCGAATTGCCGCACGCGATGATGTTGATAGCGCGCGATCGAGCGTGACGGGATATTGAGATGGCTAAACAATACAGGAAGAAGGCTCGTGCCAAGCGGGCTTTGCGCGCCAAGATCGATGCCGAATTTACGCAAGCGGCTATTGAGGATTTTGAATGTATGTTTGCGCGCGCTGTACGTGAGGCGACACACGCCGAATGAACGCTCTCGCTGTGCCGTCAGTCGTTAACACGCCCGTTAACGGCCCTAACCCAGAGCACATCAAGCGGCTGCAAGCCTATATCCAATCCCAGAATATTGCCGAATCGCTTGACAAAACGCTGCTTGATGAAATCGGCATGCGGGTCAAGAAGGAATACGACATCGATGTAACCTCGCGCGCTGATTGGAAAACCAAGAGCGAAGAGGCGATGGACCTGGCAATGCAGATTGCCAAGGAGAAATCATTCCCATGGCCGAAGGCAGCGAACGTCATCTATCCTCTGGTGACCACCGCGGCTACTCAGTTTGCCGCGCGTGCCTATCCGGCGATTGTGAATGGACGCTCAATCGTGAAGGGTGTCGTGGTTGGAGGGGACGACGGGACGCCGGCAATAGATCCCCAGACTGGCCAACCTGCGATGCAGCAGGGGCCGAATGGGCAGCCGATGCCTGTTTGGGCGACGCCACCGGGTGCTAAGCGGCAGCGGGCTGACGGTATTGGCGAGCATATGTCCTGGCAGCTCCTTGATGAGCAGCCGGAATGGGAGCCTGAGACAGACCAGCTATTGCATCTGCTCCCGATCATCGGGACGGTGTTTCGCAAGAGCTATTTTGACCCCGGTAAGGGCCGCAATGTCTCGGTGATGGTGTCGGCGCTCAAGTGCGTCGTGAATTACCATGCCAAGTCGATGGAGACCGCTCCGCGTATTACGGAGGAGTTCGAGCTGTATCCGTGGGAGATCACGGAGAAGGAGCGGGCGGGGCTCTATTTGGTTCCTGAGCAGCCTTATGGCGAGCCGGAGAACTCAGAGGGCGATAAAGACAAGCCGCACGAGTTCCTGGAGCAGCATCGTTATTGGGATTTGGACGGGGATAACTATCCCGAGCCGTACATTGTCACGATTCACAAGAGGTCCGAGAAGGTAGTTCGGATTGTTGCGAGGTACGATGAAGAGAGCGTCCATTTCTCGCGGATTAAGCACAAGATCGCTAAAATCGATCCAATCCACTACTACACCAAATATGATTTCATACCGAATCCTGATGGCGGCGTTTATTCGCTCGGTTTTGGTCAGCTACTTCGTCCTATCAACGAGTCGATTAATACCGTCCTCAACCAGCTATTGGACGCTGGTACCCTCCAGAACGCAGGTGGAGGCTTTATTGGCAAGGGATTGTCCATGAATGCCGGCGCCATTCGCTTTGGTCTTGGCGAGTGGAAGACGGTCAACACCTCTGGCGGGGCGCTCAAGGATAGCCTGGTGCCGTTCCCTGCGGCTGGACCGAGCGCCGTATTGTTCGAGTTGCTGGGCTTCCTGGTCGAGGCTGGCAAGGAGATTGCGGCGATCAAGGACGTGCTGGCGGGCGATCAGCAGAACGCCAACGTACCGGCAACAACGACGCTGGCGCTGATCGAGCAGGGTCTCAAGGTCTTCACGGCGATTTACAAGCGTGTGCATCGTGCGCTGAAGTCCGAGCTGAACAAGCTCTATCGCCTCAACCGAGTTTATGGCGATGATGCCAGCCAGTACAAGGTTGGGGATACGTGGAAAGTCATCCTTAAGCAGGATTACATCCTCGGCGCTGGCGTCGAGCCCGTCTCTGATCCCACGATGGTTTCGGACATGCAGAGGATGGGCCGGGCTCAGTTCTTGCTCGGCTTCAGGCAGGATCCGAACTGCAACGGGGTTGAAATCCTTGAACGGGCGTTCAAGGCCGCGGACATCGATCAGATAGAGAAGATCATCGTTCAGCAGAGCCCGCCAAACCCGGTCGTGGCCATCAAGGGCATGGAGCTGGATATCAAGGACAAGGAAGCCGTGGCTTCGATGGGCTTGAAGAAGGCTCAAGAGGTTCAGGCTTATTCGGCGGCGATCAAGAACCTGGCAGATGCAGATGCGACTGTGGGCGATCAGCACATCCAGTGGCTCGATCAGAACCTTCGCATTTGGGAGGCTCAATTCGAGGCCGCCACGCAGCCTACAAAGGGTGCTGATGGGACGCAGCAGCCGGGAGGCCCCGGACCAGCCCCGCCTAACTTACCCCATCCAGCGACCATCCCAGGCGGTGCTGCGCCTAGTTCGGATGACTTGATGGCGAAGGCTGATCCGGACGGGAATGGGCGGGTGAGCCCGAGTGCCGGGTTTGCCGCTACGCAGGGGCAATAGGAGAGAAAATGCCGCTTAGCAAAGGCAAATCGAAGAAATCGTTCGTGAAGAATATCAAGACCGAGATCAAGGCCGGCAAGCCGCAAAAGCAGGCCGTAGCGATCGCATATTCGGTCAAACGTCGGTCGAAAAAGTCAAAGTGATCTCGAAAGAGCAATACGGCCTCTGGAAGCACGAGCCCGTAACCAGCGTCTTTCTAAAATACCTCGCCGACAAGCAGGCGTTTCTCAAGAAAACCGCGCAGGAAATGTGGCTAGACGGTCAAGAGCCGTCGCAGGCCATTCGCGGGCAAATTATCGAGTTGCAAGAGTTAATTGATCTGCCGTTTGAGGCAATAACGGCGCTTTACGAGGAAGAGAATGGCACTGAATCCGAAGGTATTAGCAGTTAGGCGTGCTGAGTACATTCCGGCGCCGTTTTTCGGCAAGAATGAATCCGGATGCGTCCCGATAGGGGACCGGGTTTTGATCCGCCCAGATATCGCAGCGTCAAAATCTGGAAGTCTTGATCTTCCTGACGACGTTGTTGAGCGGGCGCAGCTTTCCGCGTCTTCTGGCGTGATTGTGGCGCTTGGTGACGATGCTTTTACGTGGAATTTCGATCGCACGAGACCATTTGGCGGGGAAAAGCCAGAACCCGGCGCGCGAGTTTACTTCGATAAGTATGCCGGCAAGATTGTTCTAGGGGACGATGGCGTTGAATATCGCCTTGTCGATGACAAGTGCGTCGGCGGCGTTCGTAAGACCACCAGGTAATCAGGAAAAATCATGAGCGAGACAGAGACGCTGGAGCAATCCGGCGAAGGCACAGTCGTATCTGATACCGAAGCCCGCGCCCGTCGTCTGGGCTGGGTTCCGAAAGAGGATTTCAAGGGCGATCCTGACAAGCACAGGTCAGCCGAAGAGTTTCTTGAGCGCGGCGAAACGATGCTTCCGCTGCTCAAGCGGGACAATGACCGTCTTCACGATGGCATGACCAAACTGGAACGCCGTCTTGAGGAGCAGGCTAAGACGTTCACACAATACGTCGAGTTCGCCTCCAAGGCCGAAGAGCGCGCTTACAAGCGAGCCTTGGCCGAGCTGGAGGCCAAGCGCGACGCGGCGATTGAAACGGCCGACGTGAATGGCGCCAAGAATGCCCAGCGTCAGATTGATGAGTTGAACAAGGACGCCGCGGCTGCACCTAAGCCGCCCGAGAAGAAGGACGAGCAACCCCAGGCTGATCCGGCCATTCAGTCATGGATCAGGGAAAACGACTGGTTCGAGAAGTCCGCTTCGTTGCGGGCTTATGCGGTTGAGGAGTTCGGGGATCTCGAGCGCCGATTTCCCGGCAAAAGCAAGTCTGAACTGCTTGCTGAAACCAAGCAGAAGACCATGGAGCGATTCCCGGACAAGTTCGGGATCAACCCCAGGCGGGAAGGTGCAAGCGCTGTGAACGAGCCTAGCGCGGGCAATCCGCCGCGAAAGAAGGCGGGTAAGACCTACGAGGATTTGCCGGTTGAGGCCAAGCGAGCCTGTGACAAGTTTTGCAAGACAATTCCTGGCTACACCAAAGACAAGTACGTAGCCGATTACGAATGGGACTGAGGAAATAATTATGCACGAAGGTATTCGACCGAAGGTCAATCCGCCAGTTATGCGCGATGCACCCACCACCACCACCCAACCGAATTTACCCCAGCGGCCCGCTCGCAAGCCGTTCGGGTCAATGCAGTTGAAGTTGGCCTATGAAAAGCGTGAAGGATTCCACGATCATTGGTTCAACGATATTCCAGGCCGTGTCGATCGCGCCCTAGAGGCCGGATACGAGCATGTTGTAGGCAAGGACGGAAAGAACGTGAGTCGCGTTGTCGGTGTCGCCGAGGGTGGCGGAGCCTTGACGGCGTATCTCATGAGGATTCCAGAGGAATGGTACAAGGAAGATATCAAGATCGAACAGAACCAGATCGACGAGAAAGAGGAAATGATCCGTCGCGGTAAGTTCGAAGCTCCCGAAAAGGGATACGTGGGCCAACAGGGCATCACGATCAAATAATTCATCCGCGCTTCGGCGCGAAATTCATCATTGCCTAGAGGTTTATAATGGCAAACGCAAACGTTGCGAGGGGCCTCATCCCCTATCGCTACATCTGGGGCGCGCCCTATAGCGGCTCTGGAAATATCTACTACGTGCCGTCGTCTTATGCGACTGCACTCTTCATCGGCGATCCGGTTGACGTGATCTCTGGTTCTAACGACGCTAACGGCATTCCCGCCGTTCAGCTCGCCACTGTCGGTTCTCCGATCACGGGCGTTGTCGTGAGCATCATCGATGGCGGCCAGCCGCCCATTGCTGTCACTCGCGATCTCAGCCCCTGGCATCTCGCCTCGACCAACCAGTACATCATGGTCGCGGA